AGCGTCTGAAACGCGCCCGCGATCTTCTGCACCGGCCGGCCGCGATAGGCGACCAGGCGCCCATCTGCCGCCGCAATCCAGGGGCGGAGCCAGTCCGCCATCGGCAGGATAGGCCGGCGCTTCGTGGTCTGCGCCCTGCCAGGCGGGTTGAGGTTGATCGTGCCGCGCTCCAGGTCGCACTGAAACCGCGTGAGCTGCAGCGCCGCCTCCGGCCGCGCCGCCGTGCCGATCAGGATGGCGAGGAACACCCGCACATGGTCGGGCATGTCAGCATCCCATAGCCGCGCCAGCTCGGCGGCGGACAGCACACGCTCGCGCCCTTGGCCTTCGGGCACCCGCGCGAAGGGGATGGGCCGGTCGAGCTCGCCATTGCGCCATGCCCAATTCACCGCCGCCTTCGCCGCGCCCATGGCGCGCTTGACGGTGCCGTCGCCGTAGCCGGCCGCCTTCATGGCGCGCACGACATCGGCTTGCGCGTCGAGCTTCAGCTCGCCAACCGTGATGCCTTCGGGCAGGTGCTGAAGCATCATGGCGAGGCTCGCCCGTTGGGAAGCGGCGCCGATGAGGTGCTGCCCGTGCTGCTGGTGGTATCGGGTGAACACGCGGGCGACGGTGATGGCAGCGGGCTCGGCACGCAGCGTCGCGACGTTGCGCGTGATCCACTCGGCGAGCGCGATTTCTGCGGCCGCAAGATCATCAGTGCCGAGTGATGCTCGGCGCGTCTGTCGGCTGTCAGGGTCGAACCAGGTGCGGCACCACTGCGCGCTGTTCGGGCGCTTGCTGATCCAGTAGCCGGCGAGCTGGCCTTGATGCTGCTGTCGGCTTCGCGGCACGGCGCAACCTCCATTCTGGTCAGATACTCGCGCAGGTGCGCGGCCGTGTAGCGGGGCCTGCCTGCGATGATGACATGCCCGATCCGCCGGCGCTTGCGCTCCCGCTGCATCGTCGCCGCCGAGACGCCAAGGCGCAGCGCCGCCTCGGCTTCCGTCATCGGCTTTTCGAATGGGAGCACGTCACCCAATGCCCGGCGCCGGCGCCGTGGGGCCGCGCGGATTGAAGCCCTCGATTTCGCGCACTTCGTCGGGGTCCAGGATGTTGGCCTCCACCGCGATCTTGTGGGACTGCCACCGCGTTTCGGCATCGCCTCGCATGAGCGCGCTCATGTCTATCTCAAGCGACATGCGCGGATCGGTAAAGACGCTCCGGTCAAACTCGGCCTCGATCTTTCGCACCCAAGGCGCGAGGGTGAACTGTGCGAACCAGCGCCCGGCCTCGCGGGAATTCGTAAAAGTTCCATTCGACAGATCTTGCGCGATCGGCGGCGGCACCTGGAACAGCCGGCAAAGCTCCTCCACACTGAAGCGGCGCGACGCCAGAAGCTCGGCATCCTCGGGGGAGACACTAATCGCCTGCCACTCGGCGCCGCCCTCGAGAAGCAGCACCCGCCGCGCGTTGTGGGTGCCGGTGTGTCGCTCGCTCAGTTGCTCCCGCAGGCGTTCGAAGGTTGGGGTGGTGAGGGTGCTGGGCAATTTGACGGCGCCGGCCGGCGTGGCGGCGTTGCGCCACATGGCGCCGGACCACTCTTGCAGGCCGAGCGCGTTGCCCAGTACCTCCGGCGCGCGGGAGAGCCTGGACCGGCCGAGCAGGCCGTCGTCGCTGCGATCGCGCAGGTGGAACACTTCGCTGGCCAGAAGCCGCCGGGGCTGCCCGGTGCCGCCCCAGGGCGCCGTGTAGGCGACGGTGTCGAAGGCCAGCGCGCCGTTGCCGAGCAGGATGGGCTGCACGTTCGGCCAGGGGATCGGGCGCAGCGCCAAGGCGCGGCCGGAACCGTCGTAGTCGATCACGCTCAGCGCGTTGCCGTGCAGCAAAACCGAGGCGAGCGTCCATTCGATCCAGTCCGGCCAGGTCTGCGAGGCGTTGGGCGCGCGCACCAGGCGCGAGACCGGATGCTCTGGCGCCTCCACCCGGCCGCGTCCGTCGCGTCGATAGACATAGGCCGGCAGGCTCGCCACGGCGCTGCCCACGGCGCCGACGCAGGCAAGCACGGTCGATAGGTTCTCTGACGTCCGCGCCGTCACCGCCTGCCCGGCGGCAGTGTGGCCCGGCATGAAGGCCGAGCCCAGCGCCGCGCTTGCCGTCCCGGCTCGTGTCTCGGCCGGGGCGCGGCCGAGCAGCCGATCGAGGATGCCCATTACAGCACCGCCAACAGGCGGCGGCGCCAGGCCACCGATGCGCCAAGGGAGCGCGCTTGCACGCTGGTCGCCGAGTAGGCAGGGAACGCTTGCACGATGCTCACTTCGATCAGATCCACCGCGCGCAGCTCGCGCCGATCGGCGGCGGGCCAGGATTGCGTTTTCGGCCGGAAGGAGAAGCTCATGCCGCCGAGGTCGCGCCGCTCGGCCAGCGCCAGAATATCCCGGCCGAGCTGGGTTTCCGGCACGTCGATTTCGAAGGCCAGGCCGCGGGTATCCTCGCTCAGGCGCAACGTGCCCGAGCTGGTCCGCGCAAGCAGCCGCGACGGGTCATGATCGACCAGTGCCAGAACGTCCGCCCGCGCCTCCAGCGTGGCGCGGAACGCGCCGGGCTTGATGATTTCGAAGAAGCCCCCGATCCGCGCCGGCGTGTCGAAGGTGGCCGCATAGCCCTGAAGCTTGCGGCCGGCGGCGCGCAGCTCGGTCGCTGCGCGCCTTTCCATTCCGTCAGGAAACCGGGCCGGGCTCATCAGGTGGTCAGGTCCAGGATCGCCGCGAAGGACTCGGGATACCGAACCGCCACGTCCATGCTGAGCAGGCCGCGCACCTGCACGTTGCCCTTGCTATAGGCTACGGCCTCGTAAGGATTCACCAGCAAATCGAACTCGGACCAATAGCCGAGCAACAAGTCGGACCAATTGCCGAAGATCAAGGCTGAACATACGGCCCCGGAAGAGCCCTTGACCAGGTTGGACGGCACCATGTTCGTTACGGCTGCCGAATACCCGGCCAGGCTACCGGGCATCTCCATGACGTAGCTCGGCTGGCCCGACACCTTCACCGTCTGGCGCGCCGATCGAACAACGCGCGCGTTCGTCAGGAAGCCGGAACCTTCGACGTTGTCGATTTCCGTTTCGCCGATCAGATTGATCACCGAAGCCCAGGTGATGGGGCCGCCGTTCGCGCCCATGGCGACGTTGCCGATGCCGGTGGTGTTGAGGATGCCGCGCGGCACCGCGCCGGTGCCGCTGCCACTGATCGCCGCCTGATCCACCGCTTCGGCCAGGATCATTGCGAAGTCGCTCCGCACCAGCGCCTCAACATCGACGCTCGGCTGTTGCAGCATGCTCCGCGAAAATTCGGTGATCGCGCCGGCATGCTTTGGCGTGAGACTGACTTTCTGAAACTCGTGGTCTGTGGCCGTCAACGCCGCGTTCTCGGCCACCCAGCCCGCCGTTGCCGACTGTTTCAACTTCGGAACGTCAAGATTGCCTTGCAGCCCCGTCAGCACGCGGGCGCCGAGCTGGCGAACCCGTAGCGCGTTCCGCAGGCGGTCGATGAATTGCCCGCCGTCCAGCGAAGTCTCGATCAAGTTGGAACCGGGGCCGCCGGCCGGAAGCGTGGAGGTGAGCACCCGCTGTTCGGCCGGCTCATGGAAGACCGACATCGGCACCGCCATGCCCTGGAAGGGGCGCCCGGCGCGGCGCGCGATTTCCTGCGACAATTCCTTCTCCCGCTCGCCGTCCACATTCAGGCCGGGCGTCTGCGAGGCGATGGCGCGCACGAGGCTGAAGGAGCGCATTTCGCGGTCAAGGTTGCGATCGCCGCTGCCGGCGTAGGGCCGGCCGGCCATGCGACGCTCGGCGTCGTCAAGCGTCGCCTGCCGTGCGAGGCGTTCCTCGATCGTGTCGAGCTCGCCACGCAACGCGTCGAATCGAGCGCGGGCTTCGGTCGCAAGCTCGGCGTCGCCGGCGGTTTCATGGATCAGCCGAAGCTCGCCGGTGATGGCGGCGCGGCGTTCCAGGTGGTGACGCATGCTCATGGAAATTCCTTCGTGGGATCGGCCGCCGGCACGGCGGGCGTGGTGGGGGAAAGGGGGCTGTCCATCAGAGGGACGCGGCGCCTCGCGGCGCTGCTTGCCGTGCCCCGCGGCATCTCAGGCGCCCGCGGTATCCGTCGAGGGCGCAATGTCATTCGTTTCGGTAGCAAGCCGATCCCCTGTGCGCTTGCGAAGGTGTTCCGCGACGCGTACGCAACGAGCCCGCTCATGCTTGATGAAAAGCTCAAGGGAGCGGGCGGTCTCGTCAGGTGTGAGGAAGCCGTCGGCCGAGAGGAAGCGGGCGGCGTCCAGCGCCTCAAGCTCGGCGGTCTCAAGGAAGGTCAGCCCGGTGCGAACCTTCCTGCCCGCTGCGTCCTCGGCGTAGATGAGCAGGAAATCCGCTAAGCTTTCGGCCCCCGCGCTGGGGTTCGGGGCTGGAGGTATTTCGTTTTCTGCCAGCAGCGCCTCGATAC